AATCATTACAGGAACCTTGACCCTTACCGTCAAATAGATGCCAGCATTCGTTATGCCATTCACCGTTATGGCACAATTTGCAAGGCATTGTTGCATCATCAGAAACATAACTGGTTTTGATTATGACCAGTGCATTACGGGACAATGGTTCAACAAGTAAGTGGCGCAAGATTCGTCAACGCATTCTTGAACGTGACCAATTCACATGTCAGCATTGTGGAATGGAAGCCAACACCGTTGACCATATCCTCCCGCGCAGTCTTGGTGGTGGTGATGATGATTTCAACCTTCAATGCTTGTGTTTCAGGTGTAATTCGTCTAAAGGCGGTGTCAATCGTCAAAATTCCAACAAGGGTGGTTTTTTTAATAGCAACGGGACACCCCTGACCCTTCCTGGTTCTTTTTCCCCCGAAAACGACTCAAAGAGCCACGAAAATGACTAGCAAGGTCACAACAGGTCACCTATTGCCTAAAGACGGCTCAAATCGGCTTGAAACGGTTTTGGGTAGGGACACAGAACGTGAAAATGACCAATTTGGCGTGGAAACACCCCGAATCCACACCCCGCTAAACGATTTGCCTTCATTGGGGCTTGAATTGGTTGATTTGGCTTCCAGCATTGGTGTGGAGATGATGCCCTGGCAAAAATTTGCGCTTATCCACACGCACAAAGTCAAACCTGACGGTCGGTGGGCAACGCCCGTCAATTGCATTGTTGTGGCACGGCAGAACGGGAAAAGTTTTTTGCAGCAAATCAGAATCTTGGGCGGGCTTTTCCTATGGAAAGAACCGTTGCAAATCGGGTCGGCTCATAGACTGGCCACAAGCCTAGAACAGTTTCGGCAATTGGTTTCCTTAATTGAAAGTAACGATTCGTTAGCAAAACAGGTTAAGCGCATTAGGTGGGCGCATGGGGCGGAAGAAATTGAGACGGTACATGGAACGCGCTTCATTGTGAAGGCGGGCGGTTCTGCTGCCCGCGGTGTTTCACGACCTGAAACCATTCACCTGGACGAATTGCGCGAAATGAGCGACTTGGAAAGTTTTGCTTCATTGCGTTACACCCTAATGGCTGCAAAAAACCCTTTGGTCATGAGTTATACAAATGCAGGCGATTCCGCAAGCCTGGTGCTGAATTCTTTTCGCGAACGCGCGTTGGCCACGATCGCTGGAAACAATGATGACATTGGTTATTTTGAATGGTCGGCACCAACTGACGAAATAAGCATTGAAAATGCCAAATGGTCAAACCCCGCCATGGGCATAACAATTCACCCTGACAATTTGCGGGCAGTGTTTAATGACCCGCCCGATGTCGTAATGACTGAAGTTTTGTGCCGTTGGGTCGTGGCCATATCTTCAGCCGTGGACACTGCTAGTTGGGGCAATTGCCTGGACAAGTCAGTTGACCTTGATATTGAGAAAACAACCTGGTTGGCAATTGATTTATCACCTGACCGAAAGCACGCCGCACTGGTGGCTGCCCAAAAACTTGGGGACGAATCATTTGTGGTCAAGTTGCTTCACACCTGGAAAAACGATTTGCAATTAGACGATAAGGCCATTGCCAACGATTTGGCCGACTACGCCCGAAAATATCCTGTGGAGCAGGTTCTTTATTCGCGGCGCACGGCTGGAGCAGTTGCAGCGCGTTTGGCACCCGCGGGGATTCCAATTTACGACATGGACACGGCTTACCCACAAGCATGTGACGAAATGTTGTCGGCAATCAACTCAGGGCGGCTCAAACACCGTGGCCAGTCGGATTTGACCCAACAAGTGTTGGCAGCCGTTCAATTGAAGCGCGGTGACGGCGGTTGGGTAATAGGAAGGCGCGCGAGCGGCCAAATTGTGTGTGCGGCCGTGGCCGTCAGTCTTGTCAGCCATTTTGCGACACGCCAAGACAATGATTTGGACATTATGGTTGGTTAGGTGTAAAACCCTGTGAAAATTGCGCCATGGGATTTTTAGATTTATTCACGCCGCGTAAAGTTGATGCTGCCGCTCCAGCGGAAGTTGATGCGGCTTCTTTGGCACCGTACTTTCAGGAACAGGGACAACTCTTCTTTTCGGGCATTGCAATGGCAACGCGCGCGGAAGCAATGAGCGTTCCTACTTGTGCGCGTGCTTTAGGAATTATCCAAACCATTTCGTCACTGCCAATGCACACACGAAATGAAGCAACTGGTGAGAAAGTCGCACAACCGCGCGTAATCAATCAGCCTGACCCAAGAATTCCAGGGTCAACATTTTGGGCATGGATTATTTCTGACTTGTTCTTTTTTCCAAATGCTTATGCATTCGTTATGGATAGGTATGCAGACACGGGCAGAATTCGCGCAATGGAACGCGTTGCACCTGAACGCGTGACAATTCAAACAAATTTGCTTGGAACAGAAATCACGTCATATCAAATTGACGGCTCATACGTTGATGCAACAAATTTGGTCGTATTCGCTGGCCAACAAGAAGGTTTGTTATCACGTGCAGGTCGCACAATCCGTGCAGCAGCCGCATTGGAAAAGGCTGCAATGAATTTTGCGGTTGAACCGATTCCACAAATGGTTTTGAAATCAAATGGCACGTCATTGCCTGCCGATCGTGTGGCTAAGTTGCTAAGTGCTTGGAAATCGGCGCGCGCTTCAAAATCAACTGCATTTTTGAATGCTGACGTGACTTTAGAAACTTTAGGCTTTGACCCTAAGAGCATTCAACTAAATGAAGCAAGAAACTACGTGGCCTTAGAATTAAGCCGCGCTTGTGGACTTCCAGCGTATTTCACCGACTCACAACAATCCAGTTTTACATATTCAAACGCCTTAGACAAAAGGCGCGATTTGGTGGACTTTGCTTTTAGAAATTACATGTCAATTTTGGAACAACGCCTTTCATTCCAGGATTTCACGCCTGCTGGAAATCGTGTTTCGTTTGACCTTGACGATTTCTTGCGTGGCAATCCTTATGAGCGTGCGCAAGTTTATGAAATCTTGAACCGCATTGGCGCAATGAGCGTTGATGAAATTCGTGAGGAAGAAGATATGCTGCTATGAAAAAAGTAATCACACCAATGACAATCACCGCGGCTGATTCTAATAGTCGAACGATCAGTGGCCGAATTGTTACGTTTAACGAAACAGGCAATGCATCAATCGGAAAAGTGCAATTTGCAAAAAATTCAATTGATGCAACACCAGTTTTGCTCAACTTGGAACACGACCGCACACGCAGAATTGGTAAAACACTGAGCATTGAAACAACGGAATTTGGAATTGAAGCCACTTTCAAAATTGCAAACACAACTGCTGGCACTGATGCACTTGTTGAAGCCCAAGAAGGTTTGCGTGACGGTTTCAGCGTTGAAGTTGCTTATGACGAATATGAAACTTTGAAAGACGGTACCGTTCGCATTTTAAAAGGCGAATTGTCAGGCGTAGCACTTACAAGCGAACCCGCCATTCGAAGCGCACGTGTGACTGAAGTAGCGGCAACAACCGCTGATGAAGAAAATGAACAACAGGTTTCTGACTCAACAATTGGGACAGAAGAAACACCAACAACAGAAGGAGACGAAGTGGACAACACCGTCACACAAGCGGAAGCCGTTGAGACGGTAGAAGCCGCACAGTCAATCACCGCTGCTGCAAAACCAGCAATCGGTGGCTCATTCACAAAGCCACGCATTGAAGTTACTGCCGCGAAGTATCTTGAAAACAAGGTTCTTGCTGCACTAGGAAACGAAGATGCACGCCAGTATCTAATGGCAGCAGATAACAACACAACAGATTCCGCTGGACTTGTTCCAACACGTCAGTTGTCAGAAGTTATCAACGGCCTATCAACAACAATCCGTCCAAGCATTGAAGCAATTTCCCGTGGGGCATTGCCTGATGCTGGTATGACATTTGAGATTCCAAAAATCACAGTTGTTCCAACAGTGGCCGAAACGGCTGAGGGTTCAGCATTTTCTGACACCAACATGGAATCAGCATTCATTTCAGTGCCAGTGAAGAAATTCGCAGGTCAACAAAATTTTACGGTGGAATTGCTCACACGCACTTCACCACTTTTTTATGATGAGTTGCTTCGTAACATGGTTGCGGCCATGGCTAAGGCACAAAATGCTTATGTTTCATCAATCCTTGTTGCGAACGCAACTATTGACGGAACAACATTGTCAGCACTTCCAACTGCTGCTGAATTACTAGCATTTGTTTCACGCGGTGCTGCAAGTGTTTACACAAACACAACAGG